AAGTTCTTCCTGACCCTTGATAGCTTTTGTCCTGTCCGACCATTCCCGGCAAAACCGGTATACCTCATCAGTGCGGTACCCAGAATCGATACAGCTCATGTATACCGGAAGAGTCTCATTGGAAGATAATTTTTTATATTCGGTCTTGAAAAGCACGTCTACGATATCTTCCCAATACTCGACACGGTCGGCCCTAACCAGCCATGACTCCTCATAATAACCCCAGCCGCGAATCACATAATAAAAGTGATCTTTCTGGACGTCTACCCCGGCGGTCAATACGATCACATCGTCCGGCACCATGCCCTGGTCATATTCGCGCGAGAGAACTCTTATTTTATCGACGGTGGTTTCTTCTATTTTTTCTTCCCAGACCTCGGCAAGCCAGGAATTGACGAAGTTCATCAGAAGCTCGATATAATCTTTCGACTTCATAAACTCACTGGCGATATCGCTCCACCTGAGCCAGGGAGAATAAAGAGAGTTTATCCAAAATCCTCTATGCTTGCTTCTGATGATATTTCCCGAAATACTTCCGTCATCATCAAGCTCGGCGTCTTCCGGTACCCATTTGCCCTGCAACAATATTTTATTTTTGTGATAATCTTTTATGTGCTTGTTACAGTGACAACATTCGTACCAGGCAAGGCGTTCGTTTTTGACGCGCTCGGCCGACTTTTCGCTCTTAGGCCATTTGATCTGGCCGAACACCAAAACCTGATATTTGCCACAATGAGGACAGGGGACATAAAAACGGCTCCTGTCCGATTTCTCGTATTCCCTGAAGATATAACCGTCCCTTGTGGTCGGTGTGGATACTTTGATTGTCTTTCTATTCCAAAATGTTTTCTGGCGCTCGGTGGCAAGTTTTATCGGATCAGCTTCCCGTCCGGAAAACTTCGGGTATTTATCAATCTCATCCAGAAAAAGATAACGGATAGGCCTTGAAGCCAAATCAGCGGGCGAATTGGAACCGGCAAAATACAAAATCATCCTGTCCAGATGATACTCCAGCCTCGTTATATCGTCCGATAGTTTGGGAAGATGCTGACGCAAAGCAAAAGAACTTTGAATCATAGGCAGAACACGGTTGCAGGAAACGCTCTTTGCGTCGTTCTCGCGCGGCAGGACCACGAGCGCGGGTCCCGGATCCTGGTCGATGATAAACCCGAGCATGTTGAACATGGCTTCGGTCTTGCCGACCTGAGAAGCGGCCATAACGGTTATCTCTTCGACAAATGGATCGGTGAAGGCATCCATAATACCTCCCAGATAAGGCGTCCTCTGGGTCTTCCACCGGCCCGGCTCGGCTGAAGTAACCGGATTAAGATAACGAAAAAGATCAGCCCATTGGCTGACCGTTATCTTCTCCGGCGGCTTCCACTCCTGCTTCTCCAGGGGCGTCCAGATTTTCCTGTCTTGGGCTGTCACTATCGTCATCTCTGGCAAACTCCTCTATGATTTCTATTATTGCCTCGTATAACTCTGCTTCGATTTCCCTCGGTTCTTTCATTGCCAAAACCGGGGCCATCCTCGTCGGCAGGGCAAGAAAGGATCTCTTGACCGCAATGATCCTTGCGATACGGCCTCTTTCCACTTCCTCCCGGGGCATCAATTCAAAAGTCGCTTTCTTGACCTCCATCTCAAGTAAAGTTGCCTTATGTTTCAGTATCTTTGTATTCCAATAGGCCCGGTCTTCGGCCTGGTCTACTTTGCGCTGTTCATACCAGGCCTTGATTTCATCAAGATCGTAAAAGCCTTCCTTGGTGGTAGGCATGCCGTCTTTTTTCCAGCGCTGGACAGTCCTGTAGGCAACGTCCATAACCCTGGCAACTTCTTCCATTGTCTTGACTACCGCAGGCCCCAACGGTTCTGCTTCGAATTGCTCAAGCTCGGCAATCTCCTGACTAGTCAAAGGCTTCCTGCTCTGCATCTTCTCGATCAGATAAAGATGCCTTTTCTTGCGGGCGATTTCTGCCAGGTTCTGTTTCTTGTCCATCACTGCGCTCCCTCCAGGACTGCTTTTTTACCGGTAAATTCTTCCCATCTCTTAACAGTAACATCGCAGAATACCGGCTCTATCTCCATGGCAAAGACGCGCCGGTTAAGACGCTCCCCGGCAATAATCTGTGAACCTGATCCGCAAAACGGCTCATAGCAGATATCGCCCGGCGCGGTATGCACCCTCATGGGAATGGCAAATACCTCCGTGGGTTTTACCGTAGGATGTTTGATTCCGGTGTTTCTTTTTTTGCCTTCCCAGTCCAGCTCCCAGATATCGGAATAATATTCAGGATTGGTCGGGTCGCCTGACCTTAATAAATCTACGGTCCAGACACTCCCGATGGATTTATCTTTTGGCCGGTAAGGCGGTTTCTGGCCTTTCACCCACATCAATAAACACGGCTCATGCCGCCAGGAGTAAAAAGAATAGGTGAGTATGGCGCAGGGCTTCACCCAGATAATCTGCTGATGAAGCAACAACTTCAATTCATCACAGACTTCTTCGATCATCGATTTGCGTTTGGAAGCATGCCACAGGTACAAAGCGGTGTTTTCTTTTACGTGGTTCAATCCCACTTTATAAAACAATTTTATGAATTCCTTTGCGTTCGGAATATCTACCTCATGGTAGACATCGGACCAGTCCTTGCCGCCGGTAGGCCTGTCGGCTCCGGTATAGTCAACGCAATAAGGCGGATCAGTCGCAAACAGGCTTGCCTTATTACCAGCCATAAGCCTTGCGACATCCTCTTCCCGGGTAGAGTCACCGCACAAAAGCCGATGTTCTCCCAATATCCACAGGTTGCCTTTTTTGGTAATTGTCTCTTCCGGCGGTTCAGGGATATCATCGGGCAGAGTTTTACCGGCTCCCATGTTTTCGGTTTCGAAATCCGAAACCTCATCCCGCAACTCCTTCATACGAAGCGCAAGGTAATCATCCGAAGCCTCGGTGCGCAACTTCTCCAAAAGCGGAATGATTGCCTGCGTCCAGGACCCAACGATCTCCTGAGAGTTCAACGTCACGTTCATGGCCATCTCGGAAACCTCATCAAGGTCTACCATGATTGCGGTCACGTTCTCCACGCCTTCCTGCTGTAAAATCTTATACCGCTGGTGCCCTGAGATAATGCGCATGTTGCGCTTGTTGACCACCAGAAGATCCACCAACCCGAACTTCTCCAGCGAGTGCCGCAGGCCGGTAAGGGCTTCATTCGAAATCTCCCGCGGGTTGTAAGGTGCCGGTTTTAATTCGGACATTTTTACTTCCAAAATGTCCGGTTTCACGTTGATTTTTGCCATTTCCGCCTCCTTTTGAACATAAATTTAAATATCCATAACCCCTTTATTTACAGCGTATTTCAAGCGGGTTGCCCCCTGGGTGCCATTTTCTTGCCCTTTGAACCATACGACCACGACACGCTTTTGGAAACCCGCAATCACTGACAGAATGCGCCTCACCCGACCCTCGGCCCAAGCCCCCCTGGGAAGGACCCATGCCTTAATACGTCACGCATGCGGTCAACGTAGCCGCCGCCACCCAGTAGATCATGTGCCTGTTGTCTCCACCGCAGGCATAGACAACGGCCGCGCAAACATCGAGAACAATCAATATAGTCGGGAATATCTTTTCCATTACTTTTTTATTGTTCATCTGCCTGTTCTTGAATCTGTTTCAATATATCAGCCATCCTGCCGATGCCTTCCTTCTTGAACTTCTTACCCTGCTCGACATTAGCCCGGGCAAAGTAAGCTGAACTCTCCATCTTAAGCACTTTGATAAACCAGGGATAAGGCTCCCGAATCCTGTCCTTATCCTTCCGGTACTGCTCGCATATCTTGATCAAGACTTCATCCGGAATGTTCTCGTCCTTACGCCACTTCGCGTCCTTCTTGAACTTATTGATGAGCTGATAGATATTGAATCCTTCGTTATACACGGAATCCAATAATTCTTTTGTGTTAGAAGAAACAGCGCAAGCTGGCTCTGCCTGTTTATTAACTATCTCTTTCCCATTCCCTTTTCCATCCCCATCCCCATTCCCAACTGAGATATTCGTAGCACAACCGTTGTCTAACGGTTGCTTAACGGTTAAAAGCTCTTTAGGGGGCGGTGGGATAACGCTCTCACGTTCGGTCTTGTGCGGTTTCTGATGTTTCTGCCAGTTGATTATCTGGTAATATTTCTCGCCGTCGATTTCATAACGGACTATAAACGGTCTTTTACCGTTCTTCTTATGATGAGC